CCTCTTTGTTTTTTGTGCCTATTGATGCATGTAGTCTTGTCAAATATGCTGTTTTGCCTGCTGGCACAGTGTAGATGGCTTGTAATGTTTGTTGGTGATCGGCATCAACGTGTGCTACAGTTGTTGAACCAATTTCAATGTCCACGTCTGCTGCCAATGCTGTTGATCCACTTACGAATGCACGATTGACTCTTAAGAATGTTTCAGTTGATGTTGCGTCACCATCGGCGTCAAGTGTTAGTGTAACACTTTGCTCAGCGTAGTTTTCATCCAAACCTTCTACAGTGATTTCAACACCATCATTGCTTGCATCCTGTGATGCAACAGGAATACCAACCACTGCTGCTGTTGTTGGAAACGTAACTGCACCTGTTTGTTCCCATACAGTTTCAAAAGCGGTTGTTGCTGTTGAAACTCTTCCGTATTTGTGTGAACTGGAGACATTGCTCCATTGGCCTAGTGCTGCTGCAAGGCCTGTTGAGAGTATTTCATCTCCTGCTTGAATAGGTTTGCCCATATGTTAATCCTCCTGCACGGGTATCCAATAGTGTCTACAATTGTATCCACCTCTATCTACAAATGGATTGGATCCTGATTTGCCAGCCCAATTTGAACTCCACAAATCAACTATGGTATCTCTATCCATTGTTTGCCCATCTAAATCTGCACACCATGGGCGGGTGTTTTCAATAGTGCCTCCAGCATATGTGAAACGTTCTATCTCATAGCGTTGTGCTCTATTTGCTGTAAATGCACCGTCAAATCTCATAACCACTGATTCTGCTACGCCTCTGAGTGTATCACTCAAACTGCCTGCGGTCGTAATGCCCGGCAATCTGTCAGCGATCTGTTTTCTTAGATCATTGAACACCTGCCTGTCTCTGTTTGGATCAGCTGCCATACGTGCAAGGCGTGCTTGCAATCGTGTGGTGATTGGATCTGTGGTGCTCATCATCAATCCTGACACACTGCCTCTGGCCTGTTGTATCACTGCATCTGTGGCCAACCCTGTTAACGCACCTGCAACCACAATGCCAGTGACTGTTTCTGCATGATTCATGATGTTTTCTCTCAAACTGCCAGTGGCATCTTCTGTGAGTGTGCTCTCCACACTGGCATCATATAGATCGTAGCCTGACCCAATGCCCGCATCAGTTTGACTGGCCACAGTGTTTGCTGCAATGCTGTTCAATGGTTCAGTGTTGCTGGTTATGTTCTGTGCATAACGTTCATATTCACGTATGATTTCCTGTCTACCGCCGCCCGCAGTGATAACATCAGCAACTGAGTTTTCAAGACTTTTGATGCTGTCATCTGCACTGGTTATCAAGTCAGTGATTGCAGTATCCAAAACTTCACTGTGATCCTTTGCCATTAGTGCACAAATCCTCTAGCGGTCAATTCCAAATGTTGTGCTTGACTGGTAACTGTGATGGTCTCCCCTGTCTGTGGATTTGTCATTTCGTGTATTTCAAAATTCTCCTCTGACATTTCCGTTGAAATCTTTTGCAACAACACTGGGTCATCAACAACCAACTCAACCAGTTGTCGATTGATTTCGTTTTGGAATGTTGGATTGTTCACACCACTCACACGTGCTTTCAACAAGAAATCCAAGTCTGTGCTTTCATCTCTTATGTTGTATTGATGTGGATAATCAATCACACAATCATATGGCAATCCACTGTATGAACAGATCAATCTCCAAATCTGCTCTTCTGCCAATTCCAATGCATCTGCTTTTTCACTTAATTTCGACGCCAACATCATGAATTCAGTTTGCATTGCAACACCACTCATGGTTTTGGATTCTGTGGCACGTATTGCACCTGTGTTGGCCATTTTGTCTATGCTGTCCACACAACTGTTGATGGTAGCAATGATCTGTGCTATGTTGGCACCTGATGATTGCAGTATATACGGCTTGAGTCCTGGATCCAAATCGTCTGGCATTTGAATGATTGAACCTGCACCTGCACTGGCTATGGTGTTTTCAGTTTTTGCCAATGTTGGGTGGCTGTCCAATCTAACAGTTTGTTCAATTTCACTCAACAGGTTGTATATGTATTTCTGTTGATCTGCTATATCCCCGATATCGCTAATACCAATACCACGGATAATGCCACGCTTGTTATAACAACATACGGCAGGTATACGACCCAACCCATTGACTTCTTCTGTGATCGATAATTTGACATTTTCTTCATCTACTATCACTGTTCTAATCATATCCGGTGACCATTCTTTTATCACCTTGGTGCTGCCGTTGATTTCTTCTATATACTTGAAATAATCCAGTTGGTATCTGCCTGTGACGTCTCTGCCGTAACCCCAATCCAACACCATCAGTGGTGTTATCAAACTGAGATATGGTCTTACACCTATGGCATATTCATCTGCCAGTGTGGCTGCACCTGTGTCTGGTTTTGTCACCATCACCCAACTGTGTCCAAATACACTGCTGTATACACTGACATCTTTCATGAACTGATTGAAACTGCGTCCATCAAGATCTGCATCTTTCAGTATGTCATCCAACTGTGGTGAATTGGTTAAACTGCCCAAATCTCTTGTGGGTGGTTGTTTGAATATGAAGCTGGTGTATACTCCAATGATGCTGCTGCAATGATTTTGCAGTGGCGTGTTTCTCAGTCTTGCTCTGTATTCAGGGTCTGTTTCCAATTGGTATTTTACCAAATGTCCAGCGTTTTCGTATTCTTCACCGCCGACATAACTTTCCAATAGAAACTGCCAATATTTGTGGTATTCATTATACATTGAATTACCACCTGCGTATTGAGCAATTTGACTTTCAATTTCATGAATTGCGTCCATATGGTTTCCTCGAGTTTTTTTTGTGATATCAATGATATTTATCAATACTACAAAATTGGGGTTGTAAATGGTGTTATATTGTGACTCTTTGTCCCCAACTCTGTGCTTGTGCTGTGGGTGCGGGTTTGCGTATTGGATGTAGATATGCCACAGCATAACTCAGTGCATCCCACATGTGATCATAGCCTGAATCTTTGTCTGGTATCTGTGTGCCTGGTTTGTAACTGTGTTTTTCCAAACATTCTATCACACGTTTGCATTTAGGATCTACCCACAGGTTCACTTCGCCCACACTGTTGCAGAATCTACCATTCAGTGCATTGATACGGTCTTTCACAGGGTCATGCTTGCGTGGTGCCTTCACAACAAATCCTGCATTGCTCAATATGATGTGATCACTGCGTCCACCTGAACTTGTTTGTGACCTTGCACCTGATGGATCTGGGAATGCGTATATTTTGTGTTGAGGATATCTGTGCCGTATTTCACGCACCAATTCATCTGTGTTGCTTGAATATATTTCTATTTCATCTATCACATGCAATCTACCACCATCACGTGCCAAAACCACACCAGTTATTGGATTGAGGTTGAAGTCAATTCCAATCATTAGTTCTTTGGGTGTTTCGCCCACATATGGTTTGACATTTTGTTCTCTGTTGAATGCATATGCCAGTCTTGAACCAAGGTCCTCAAAGCTGGCTTCAAACTCCTGTCTGAATTGACTCAAACTCATGTCTGCTCTTGCAGCCTCAATCTCTGATTCTGGCACCATGCCTGCAGTGAGAGTTGTCAATTGCCATGTGGCCCAACCTGGTGTGTTCGCTGCGTTCACAAACAGATCATAGAAGTAATTGCTTTTGCCGGCTGGGGTTGAAATAAACATTGCATCGCCTTGACTGTCTGCAAGTGCTGGTCTGATCACTTCTGGGAATAGGTCAGGATCACAAAATGCGGCTTCATCTATTACACAATATGAAAGCCGAATCCCCCTAAGGGCAGATATATTTTCTGAACCTTTGAGACTGATTGTGCTGCGGTTCTTCAATGTTATGCTGAGTTCACTTTCGTTGATCTTGGCAACCCAACGTAGATCTTGCAATCTGTTTTTCAGTGTTTTCCACACAATCATTTTGGCTGCTCTATAACTGCTGGTCACATAGAACACTTCTCTATTGGGTATACGTGCATACCAACACATCTGTCTTATGGCCAAATAGGTTTTGCCTGATCGTCGTCCTGCACACACAACTTTGAAACGTGCGGGCGAATCTGCCACTGCCTGTTGCCAAGGTGCCAATTGCATCAATCAAACTCCGTGTATATGGTTTCTAGATCATTCACTCTCTGTGACAAACTGTTTACACATCGGATCAGTTCATCTATCTTACCTGCTTGATCATTCAGTGCCTGTGCCATTGCGAAATGACTGTTGCTGAGACTGATCAATTGTTCATAAGGGTCAAAGTCAGGATCAATCATGCTGTTGCCTGTTGTAATCGCTGAGCATGTCAAAGTGTCGCTGTCTACTCACCACCACCACATTGTGTATGGCCCATTCACCGCCAAAGTCTATTCTGCTGAGACAGAGATTTTTTCTACCTCTGCCACGTTGTTCCCAACAGTGTTCCCAAAGGTGATCCCATTCTTCCCAACTGAGTTCATAACTTTCACCTCTATACTTGGCCTGTGCTCTGTGCTTTTGATATGCAACCCAACGATCACGACGCATGAGATCTGTGCCAAACAGTCTGTGTTCAGGAGGCCAAGGTTTGCGTCCCAATTTGCTGTATTTCAGTCTCATACAAACGCCCTTAACCATTCCAAGGCTTGCACGATACCCCAAATGCCCACATACACGTATATGAGATCTATCAGTTTACGCAAACTGTCAATCAAGCGATTCAAGGTCTGTCTCCTTGGCCAATGTCAAACTGTGACCAGTGTTTTCAGTTTCATACAGGAATCTTCGGTATGCGTCATCTGTGAGGTGCACAGTGTTGTTGTGTAATCTACCGCCCAATGGTGCAAAATTGTAAGGTTCCAGTTCAGTTGTGCTGTATACAAACTTCATTGGTTGTCCTCATTCAATCGCTTGGGTGGTCTCAATGTCATCGGTTTCAATTTCACTGTCTTGTTCATTTGTGTTCTCCCATGGTAGTGGTTCAAGTGTTTCAGCTGAATTTTCATTCATGCCCAACACAGCCTTGGCAAGGAAAATTTGCACTGCTGCATTGTGGTTCACTGTGGCATTGTGCATCATTGCACGCCGCAGTTTGATCTTAGTCATTTCACGACCTTTTTGCAATTCTGCGGCAAAGTTCCTGGCAACAGTTGCATCACTGACACCATAGAAACTGGCAATCTCTCGGTTGTTCAATCCCAACACTGCGAGATCATAAACCTGTTCGGGTGGGATAACTTTGCCTTCCCACCCACACTTGATACCTTCAATCTCGCCTGTGACTATTTGTTTTGGTGCAGGGCCTCTTGAACCCCAACCTTGTGGTCTGTTTGTTTTTTCCATATTGTATTTATACATCTCTCAAAAAAAGCCACAAAAAAAGGGCCCTTAGGCCCAGTTTTCGGATTTGATAGGTTTTAACTAACCAGTGAAGCAAATGTTTGCCATTTGTCGTGATTGTCAAAATCTCTAATGCGTTCTACACAAGCAACAATGTCATCTACTGTAATGTCTGTGGAATTTTTGCGATTTATTTCTGGAAACCAATCATAATGGCTTTCATCACGGCATTCATATTTGGCAGCCTCAATGTGAAAGTCTGAATGATTGTCACGCAGTGTATCCAAGTTGTAACGCCAATCTCTTTCTTCTCTGAAACTCAATGCCAACTTGTTCAATGGTGTCCACAGCATAAAAAAGAACCTTTGATCAGTGTCACCTTCTTTGCCAATAATTGCACCTGTTGCAGGATCTTTCATATAGATACAGCCACCATCTTGGCTGTATAGTTCTAATCCAAGTTTCAGTGCAGCATCGCACCAGTTTTCGTAAAGTTGAAAATTATACATTACGCTGTCTCCTCTTCAAGTGTAACAAAAGTTTTGCGTTTGCTAAAGTGAATAAGATCAAAAGTGTCAGTGTCAGTAAAATCAACACCTTCCTTTTTCAAAATGTCACAACACATCAAGTAAGGATCAGTTTCATTGGTAAAACCCGAGTAGGTTGTGCCTTGAAAGTCAAACTTTAACCAGTTCATCACGCTGCCTCCTCTGCCAACTCTGCGTATAGTTCTGCTTTGAGTGCATACACATCTAATGCATCATCACAAGTAATCAACTCGTCCAACTCATCGTATATGTCATCAGGCATATCCCATGACTCGTCTCTGTATCGTGGCAAGTATGAAAGCTCGTGCCAACCCCAATCACAATCTGCGTAATCACCGTGGTGGGCACCAAAAGTATAACCTTTGTATGTGCCACGCACACACAACTCACCATCTACTAACCATTTTTCTGTAATCTTAATCATCACGCTGTCTCCTCTCTCTTTTCTAACCATTGTTTATGACGCTCTAAGTTTTTCTTAAACATTGCAAGTAAGGCAGAAAATTCTTCATCAGACTGATTTATTTTTTGTTTAATCTCCCAATGGTCTGTAATAGCGGTTAATAGGCTAAGTTGAATTTCAACTCTTTTGATTGTATTTGGTCCCATCACACTGCCTCCTCTACTGCGTATGCTGATTCTGATAGTTCTGCGATTGCTTGTTCTGGGGTATCACCTTGTTCAAGTGCAATTACCACTTCTTCACGGACATCTTAGTTCCAGTTGAGTCCAAGTTCAAGTGCAAGATCCATTGCTTGTAAATATTTCTGTTCCATTAAACTGCCTCCTCTAAACGGGCGTTGAACAGTTTGGTTGCTTTTTTAGGGGTTAGTTTGCCCTGTTGAACTTGGGCGATCAGCATGTTCTTGTATGCTTGAATTGATAGTGTCATTGTATAGTGCCTTTTGTGTTGTTGCCTATGTGTAAGTTATAGCAGGGATCAACACCGTTGTCAACCCCTGATTGTGCAAAAATTATGCTGTTAGAAATGCGTCAATGTTGGTAAATGCATAACCAAACTTATCGCCGTTCCACTCATCTTGTTCAATCTCGCCAGCAGCAACAAGAGTTGACACTGCACAACACCAAATTATAAGATCTTGCATAATATCCTGCAGGCTCCAAAAACCTTTGGTAAGTTGATTGAGATTGTGTGTAGTGCCTAACAAACGATCTTTTTCTTCTGCAACAAACTGTTCTTTTGTCAAACCGTATTCTTGCATTGTGGTGTCGTTTAGATAGTGCATCAGTTGGTGATCACTTGCCTCTTTGATAAGGCGTCCAATCTCTAATGTTTCTTTAGCACTCAAACCAATGTGCTTGGCAGTCATACTGCTGAACTC